AAGATGTAAAAACTCTTGTTCAAAGGACTGAAGATTATTGTAGTGAAAACAATATTCCAGTAAAAGAAGTAAAGACTGACCTAAGAAACGAAGGTTTTTTAGTTGTTGACTATGCATCTGAAACCTTCCGTTGGTTTAAGGAAGACAATGTTTTGTTTAATGGAAGTGTATTTGATGGTTTAATGTTATTCGACACAACCGGATATACAGAATTACAGGAACAAATCATACTGTCGGCTTTACAGAACCTTGATTTTGTAGTTTTTCTCTCTGATAAAATGCCTGATTACATTACTAAACAAGTCAAATCATATCAAGAATTATATCCACAAAAGATTGAAATTTTTGATAATGTAGACGATGTGATTATTAGATTTTAATTATGAAGTTAAAAAATATTGTTTGGAGAAATTTTAAGTCGTTTTCAAATATACCTACAGAAATAAACTTTGATGATAATTCTTCTCTCAATTTAGTGTTGGGAAATAATGGAACAGGTAAGACTTCAATTTCAGAGGTCATCACTTATTCCTTATATGGTAAAATAGAAAACTTTAAAAACTCAGAAATTCCAAATCGAATAAACAAGAATTTCTACTCCAAAATTACTGTTGACTGTGATGGACATGAAGTAATAATTGAACGTGGTCTTGCTCCTGCTATCTTTGCTGTCAAAATAGATGGTGAATCTGTTGACACTGCTGGTAAGAATAATGTTCAAGCCATGTTGGAAGACATTTATTTCAAAATTCCTTATAGTGTGTTCATTAATTCATTGGTCTTATCTATTGATGATTTTAGATCTTTGGTTGATTTGTCCGCTGTTGATAAACGTAACATTATTGACAAGATATTTGGTTTCACTTTGTATAATAAATTGACCAAATGTATCAAAGAGGACTTAAAGGATTTGACAACAGATATTAGTAGTAATGAAGGTTCTATACAAACATCTACTAATTACATTGCGAATTATGTCAGACAAATTAATGAGATAAGTGAAAATGAAGTATCCCAAAATGAGTTAGATGAATTAAAACAGAAGATTAAAGAGATTGAAACTGTGAATGAAAAAAACAATGAAATCATCCAGAAAATTCAATCACTTAAAAATGATTTACAAACATCAACTTATGAAAAATCAAGTGAATATCAAGAATATGCTCACCGAATAAAAGACATTGACAAAAAAATTGCACTGATTGATTCTGGTAAATGTCCTACTTGTGGTTCTTCTCTTGAAACTGATGACTTCAAACAAGAAAGGGTAAATCTACTTACTGAACGTGAAGAATGTGTGAGTGGACAAGAAGGAATTAAGAAGATTTTGTTAGATGTGAAGAAAAAGTTAGATGCTCTTGACAAACGTGAACGAAAGACGAAAAATGAAATGTCAACATCTAATTTGGTTGAACTTAAATCAAATCTTAAATACAAATCATCAATCAAAGATAGCAATGTAGAACCTCTTAAAAAGTTGAAATCTGAGATGGATGAGAACTTGACTAAACTTAATGATGAACATGATAACCTTATAAAAGAAAAAAAGGTACTTGATACAATGTTGGTTTTATTTGGTGAAGATGGTATTAAAAAATATATCACTTCTCAATATACACCCATCATTAATAAAATCATATCAGATGTCATTAACTATATGGAACTAAACTATTCTATCGAGTTTGATGACAATTTCAATAGTACAATTACCACCGGAGGTTATCGAGTTAATTATTCCACACTAAGTACAGGTGAAAAGAAAAGAATTGACTTCGCTTGTATCATCTCTATTATTAAGTTTTTGAAGATGCAGTTGGGTGAATTAAATCTTCTTTTTATTGATGAACTATTTTCTAACATCGACATTTCAGGTGTATCGGATATGATTGAACTATTGAAAGGTCTATGTGAAGAAATGAACCTCAATATATTCTTGATTCACCATGCTCAGTTGGAAGGTATAGTATTTGATAAGATATATAAAACCTCTAAACCTGATGGATTTTCGAGGTTGGATATTTCTAATGGTTAAATTCTGTTAAACATTTGGTAGTTTCAAATTTTTCTTGTAACTTTGTATTGTAATTAAAAACTAAATGTTCAAAACAATGGTCGAAAAATTCAAAGAAATTCTGGGTATTAAACAAAAAGACCAGAATCCACAAATGATGATTAACAGTTCAAAAGGTATCACTGCTAAGTCTGCTTATATGCGGTCTAAATATGGTCAAGATACCACCCAAATCGAACTGTTAAAAAAGTTCTTCACAGATGTCAATAACTTAATCTCAGCTAAGTCAATGGATGGTTCTTACTGTTGCATGATTGAGGTGGATAAGGACATCAAAGAATTTATCCCTGAAATTATCGAACGTTTCCAAAACAAACTCGGTTACACCCTTGTTGTGCTTGACAAAGATACTGTCATCACAAATAAAATCACTGGAGACAACAAAGACTTCAGTATCCCCACAGAATCCACATTCATTATTATCATGTGGGGGAATGCTTCTATTTCAGATTCTAAAGAAGATTAAATTTCTTTTTTCATATAAAAAATAAATTATTAATAAAGTATATCGTTTAAGACTGGTCAGTGATGATCGGTCTTTTTTTGTCATATGTCATAAATATCTATATAAGATGTTTATTACATGGCAGTTAAAAAAACAACAGACACAAGTAAAAGAACTACGAAAAATATCGTATGGACTTCTAAACGTGTTGATGATTGGATGAAAGATTATTCAGAGGGTGTTTCACATAAAGACTCTCCTTGGTTGGATGGTATTATTGGTGTGAGAAACCCCAGTATTGTCTTTGATTATACCAATGAAGAAATAACAGAATTAACAAGATGTGCCAAAGATATAGTTTACTTCGCTAATAATTATTGTTACTGTTTACATGGTAGTAGAGGATACCAACCACTTACTCTTAGAGATTATCAAGAGGAAATGTTGGAAGCTTATCAAAACAACAGATTTAATATTACTCTATCAAGTCGTCAAATTGGTAAGACTGTAATCGCCGGTGTTTTCTTACTACACAATGCCATCTTTAACTATGATAAGAATATAGGTATCGCGGCCAATAAGTTCACTACGGCTGTTGAAATCATGGATAAGATAAAGGAAATGATGAGTTACCTACCTTTCTTCATGAAACCCGGAGTAAAGGTAAATAATAAATCCATGAGGGTGTTTAACAATGGTTGTAGAATTATAGCTCAAGCAACAACAAAGAAATCATTCATTGGTTATTCTTTATCAACCCTTTATCTTGATGAGTTTGCCCATGTTGAACCTAATGTACTCAATGAATTTTATGAGAACATTATGCCAACTGTATCCTCAATGGAAGATTCAAAAATTATAATAACCTCAACTCCAAATGGTTATAATAAATTCTTTGACATATATCAGGGTGCAGTTGATGGAACAAATTCATATCATCCCATTAGAGTGGATTGGTGGCAAGTTCCGGGTAGAGATGAGAAATGGAGAGAGAAAATGATTGGTGACTGTGGGGGTGAAGATGAGTTCATGAGACAGTTTGGTAATTCATTCTTGTCAACTGGTAATACATTGTTGTCACCTGATTCATTAGCTAAGTTACAAAAACATAGAATTAGATATAAACACAAAGAGATAATTGCACTTGAAAAAAATTGGGATGATGAATTTATGAACTTGTTATTCCACCCTGATTTTGATATAGATGAATTTAAGGATGAAACTAAACGGTGGATTATGTCTGTTGACTTGGCAGAAGGTGGAGGTGGTGACTATTCTGTATTAAACATATTTAGACTACAAGAGAAACCTGATGAGATAATTGATGAGATGCTAAATAGTGAAAGAGAAAAGAAAAAAACTGACTATTTTCAATTATGTCAAGTAGGTAGATTTAGAAGTAATACCATTTGTCTTGAATTATTAGCCAAGTTAGTTTATATACTTGTAACTGACGTAATCGGACCGGACAATATTAGAATAGTATGTGAATATAATGCCTTTGGTGGTGAATTTATGAGATTATTACAATGTGTGTTTGATGATAAGAACGTATATGACATGGCGACAATCCTTAAATTCAAACACTCAATGGATGCTCAGAAACCTAAATATGGTCTGAAAGTAAGGTCTGACAATAAACCTGTAATGTGTATCAATCTTAAAGGTCTAATTGCTGATGATAGTATAGTAGTGACAGATGATGATACAGTAAGTGAATTTGAGGTGTTTAGTAAGGTTGGAAATAGTTGGAAGGCCAGTCGTAACCATGATGACTTAGCGATGTCTGTGGTAGATTTAACTGCGGTTTTTGACCATTCTTATTTTGAAGTGATGATGGAAGAAATCATGAGTGAGAAACTACAACAAAAATATGAAGCTGAGATGGATGAACAATATGGAAATCTCTATGACAACTATACAACTCTAAGTGACCAAGAAATAGACTACCGAAACGAAAGGTCTTATGAGGGTTTCTTCGGAAAGACTGGACTTTATTCATGACAAAATCAGAGATAAAAGATTTCTTGTTAAACCATAAAAGATATATCTGTGAAAATATATTTAAGAAGAAATTTCCACAAACATATCTATTAATTTCTGAAATAACTTATCGTGATACTATAATAACATTCAGTCAGAAATTATATCACTACCTTAATGATGATATTGAAAAATGGTCACTGGGAAAATGTAAAATATGTGGAGGTCAATGTAAATATAGAAATCTTAATATTGGTTATTTAACTTATTGTAGTTGTAAATGTGCTGGTAAAGATGATGTTGTAAAAGAGAAAAACAAACAAACCAATATTGACAGATATGGTGAAAATTACTGTTCAATAAGGTCAATAAAATCAGCCCAGACATTTAATAACAAAAGTGATGACGTAAAACTCGATAAGATTAAGAAACAGAAACAAACCAATTTACTTATACATGGTGATAAAAACTACAACAATAAGTTAAAACAACAAGAAACCATGATAAATAAATATGGTGGAATTGGTTTTGAGTCTAAGATAGTGATGGACAAATACCTTGAAACCATGTTGGAGAAATATGGTGACATTTTATACCGCAATCATGAAAAGTACATTCAAAGTAACATCTCAAAATATGGAGTTGAACATTATTCTAAAACTGATGAATTTAAGTCACGTATCGAAAATACTCAGTTAATGAAATATGGTGGATATTATGTTCAAACTGATGAATGTAAAATGAAAGTTTACAATACAAAGAAGAAAAACCATACATTTAACAGTTCAAAAATAGAAGTTGATTTAAGTAATTGGCTAATAGATAATAAGATTAATTTCAGAATACAATATAAATCTGATGTTTATCCATTCTGTTGTGACTTTTATTTAACTGATTATGATTTATATATTGAAATTCAGGGACATTGGACACATGGAGGACACCCTTATAATGAAGATGATGAAAATGACAATATAATAGTTGAGTCATGGAAATTGAAAGATAGTAAATTTTATCAAGAGGCTATTAAGACTTGGACAATGAGAGATGTGACCAAAAGAAATATAGCTCACAAAAATAAATTAAACTATCTTGAAATCTTCTCTGATGACTTAAATATATGTATTGAAATCATAAATAACTATATAAATGAGATGTAAACTATGTCTAAAGTTAGTAGTTTAGTTGATTGTACAGATGCGGAAGCCGTTGAATGTCTTAATGATTTCACAGAGAGTATTCAACAAGAAATGAGTGTAAACGGTTCAATCCCCTTTACCATTCCTGTTGAAACTATCGCTCAGTTAACTAAGAATGCTCGAACAATGTTTTATAAGTCCTATGAAGATGCCACCGAAGAAATGTTCATAGTATTACCCAAAGAAGAAATTTTAAGTAATAAGTTCACTAAGGGAATAGATAAGATGACAGAAGAAGGTGATAAGGTAGTTTTGAAAGACCGTAGAGGTACATATAAATTACCGGAAGGTGTTATATCTGTTGTAGGTGTATATGAGATTGGAGGATTTTCAGGAGAAGCTGGTTGGAATTCAGGATTATTAGGAAAGACGAGTGGTGATATATCATTACACAGAATGTTATATCAATCCGTATATGACCGTAATGTCGCAGTATCCGCAGATAACACTATGTATTATATATGTACTGAATCATTTTTGGATATGTCAAGACAGTTATTCCAGAACATGATTTCATTTAACTATAATCGTTTGACCAATAATTTAAGATTTTTAGGAGAATTACCTAAGAGTGATGTCGTGTTAGATATTTTAGTTAGAGTACCTGATTGTGATTTATATAATGACGATTTATTTCGTAGATATGTAATGGCTGATTGTAAGGCCAATTTAGGTAGAGTATTAGGGACATTTAACTATTCTCTACCCGGTGGAATTTCGATTAATGTAGAAGCCATCGCAAATGAGGGTTCAACAGAGAAAGAAAATATAATACAAGAATTAAAAGATATGTCAGCAAGTTGGTATATCTTGACCACGTAAAATAGAAGATATGAGAACAGCGATTTGTGTTTCAAATTTTGATCCTATGTTCAAGAATAGGATACAAGCAAGAGTTTTTGGAGTTCATACCGAAAAGGTTAATGGACAATATCTAATTTTGGATGATGATTTACCTTGGTTTTCACCTGCTCCTTCTACTGGTGGTAACACAGGAACATATTCAGTTCCACAAGTAGGTGCCAGAGTATATGTAGATGGTAGTGGATATAAGTGGAATTATTATGGTCAAGTAGAAACTAAGGCTTCCGTTAAACAGTTAATGTTAGACAATGCTGAACAATGTGAAGAAATGAAAGTAATCGCATTTAGTGAGGATTACAATGATGGTGAATCTGATTACATGAAAATCTATTATTTGCCAGAAGAAGGTCTAAATATAACTTGTAATGGACATAAAATCACATTGACTAAGTATGATGGGTTAAAAATTGAATCAAAAGAAGGAAGTGTTATTGAATTGAAGAATAACAATGATATAAACATTTCAACAACAGGAGTTATTAATATTAAAGATAGCAGAGAAATTAAACTTGGAAATGATGCTTCTGAAAAATTAATATTAGGTAGTCGATTGATGGAGATTTTCAACAACCATCACCACATGGCTACTACAAATGGTGGAATAACAACAGATCCACCTATCGAAAAAATACAAATGGGAGATTTTTCAAACTTAGTATATTATGAATAAGAAAGGAGAGGTTAAAATTCCTCTCCTTTTTTTATACCCATTAAGGTATAGTTTTTATGATTTTCGTTACATTTATACCAGATAAGGTATAAAATTTTTTAGACTACACCTAAACCTAATCGAGCTAAGTATTCGACTGTTTTGGCGTATGACATTTTCTCTGTTTCTTTATTACTACTTGAATGTAATGTTCCATCAGGTAGTTCCGGTTCACTACGTTTTTGATATAGATTTTTTACTTGAACAGGAGTATAAACAAAATCATCCTCCTGAACTGCAAATGGATTAAATATATGATTACAATATAAGGTAGCATCAATTCCTTCATCAATATCCCTAGATACTGATTGATACACAAAATTATCTATTCTACCATTATGTGACTGATTTAACTTAGCCACCGTATTTGCAGTTAATCTATCCATGTTAAGTGAGGGAATACACATATTAATCATTTCTTCCCCATCACCATTAATGTATGTTCGTTTATTCAAAAATAAGTCTTTCATTAGAAATTCAAGTTACCTCCTATAATCTTCATTCTTTCATTACTTGTTACTGAGTGATTTGTAGTTGTCGTTACACCGTTACCATTAGCCTCTTGAGAAGCATTACCACCACTCTTAAAGTTTTGAGTGATATCAACAGAATGGTATGAGTTTTCAAGAGATTTATTTGTAAAGGCATAAAATCTACCCTTACCACCATTAAACATAGTTTCAATACCTGCATTATCTCTTGGTTTACAGTGTTCCATTTCAACTGAGAATTTGATTTCAGTTGGGAAGTCATCATATCCTAATACATCACTAAATGTAACTGTGGTACTTTTTACAGCCATATTTCCCATCATCGCAATAGGATCAAGAGGATTACCTACTGTTAAATGCCAATAACCTGAAGGAGCACCTGACAATAGAGCCTTTGGAACTTGTGATTCACCAACAACACCAGCAGTTCCACCAAATATATTACCTATTAAAGCAGTTAATCCACCTTTCAAAACCTGTTTACCTATACCTAATAACTTTTCCAATACACCAGCAGATTCATCATTACCAGCGGCGGCGTTCAGCTTATTTAATCCATCTTTTACATCATTCCAAAGTGACTTGGCATATTCACCATATTTACCAGCTCTCAAAAGTGAAGGATCTCCAAATTGAGGAGCTATGTTTCTATTACCATAAAATATTGTCGCACCACCCCAGAATGTACCATAGTTACCTGTAAGAATTAAAAAATTACAAAGTATGTCTATCATCGCAACTCTTGGGTTCACACATTTTAGTGATTTAAGTGAATATTCAAAATTTAATGTAAAGTTGTTAGTGAAAGTTAAACCTCTACTTCTCATCTGAACATCTTGAACAACATTAATATCACCATAAAATTCATCACCATATCGAGCACTAAACTCATTACCTTCATATCTATGTTGACTTGAAATGGCTTGACTCACATCAACTCCTTTTCCTTGTGACATAGCAGAAAGAGCGAACATACTTTTAACTCCTGATGATGAAAATAATTCTGATGTACTTGCCGTTCCATTCAATATATTAGAATTTACACCAGCACGTTCTCTCATCTGAGCCGCGAGTCCACCATCAGAAGCTTGTAATGATTGAACCTCAGCTGTCTTATTCTCCCAATTAGCACCATATGTAAATTTGAGAATGTCAGATAATTTATTACCCGTTCTTTCTCCAAAATATGTAACTGCGGTGGCTATGGCGAAATAAGATGAACTATATCCATGCATATCAGCAACTTGAGCCGCCGACATATCCAAACCAAACATATGATCCTCACAAGGTCGAGTATATCTTCTTAGAGTAATCATATAGTTGTTAGGTATCTGATTGAAATATTTTAGATATAGGAAATCTTGTATCTTATATCGAGCAAGACCTTCTTTATCAAAATTCTCATTA